GGTTTTATTTTAACACCTCCAATCGAATTTATAAATTTTTCCGTTGATAATATCATATCTTTTTGACGAATTAATTTACTAAATTTACCAAAATCTACTACTTCTACAGATTTTTTTATATCATCAGAATCTTTTATATCTATAGAAAGATCTTTCTTAATATTTTTTTTTAAATTAATACATTCTGTAAGGTTAATATGTGCATCTAAAAATTTATTCAAAAATTGATTGTAATTTTGTATTATAATTAAATTTTTAAAAAATCTTTGGATTTTCTTAGCACTAAAATCTAGCAAAATACTATTTACTTCGCTCATTAAAATACATTCGATTAAAAATTTTTTAAAATAAATCTATTTTTTATATTATATTAAAATTTTCTTTTAATATTAAATATAAATCAAAAATTAATAATAAAAAAATCTTAAATATAAATGCTTCTGCAGCAAAATGATTAGCTTTCATTAAATTTCTAATATGATAGAAAAAATTCTTAAATTGATAATTACTATCAAAATTACATAATTTATTGTTATATATAGTTGTCACACATCTACTATATTTTATCCAAAGTAAAACTGTTGTAATACTTATTAAAAAATGAACAAGGGGGTTTCCTAATAATATGGTTCCAGTTAATATATATATTGATAAAATATGATGTGTAAATAATAATAGTTTTCCATCGAGTCTTGAACATAAATTTATATCTGGATCTATAAATGATTCAAACAAAACAAGTAAAATAAATATAATTATACTAAATCTATTCATAATATAACTAATTAGATAAAATATTCCATACAATTTTTATTCACAACTTATACTATGTAAAGTTTGTTCATAACTGTTTATAAATTTAATAATCCGATCAATTTTTAAATTTATAAAATCTATTCAAATTCAAACCTCTCAAAAATTCTATTTGATAATGCATCACTTTTCTCATTTTTATCTAATTTAAGATCTCTTCTAGATGCGGTATTATTATCATCTAAATTAATTCTTAATTCAGTTTGTTCTTCTAAATAATTATTGTCGATCATTTTATTATATTTTTCTCTTAGAGTTTCGTCAGTAAGTACATATTTAGCTATTTTTAATAATTTAATTTCATTTTTAATTTTTTGATCATATTCTGAGTCTTTTTCAAAATTCTTAATTTTACTTTTATAACTTTTTATTAATTCTTCATTACTTGATTTTATTTTACAACCAATAATTGAATAAAAATCATTATCCATATCTATACAAAAAGATAATATATATCTTTACATTTAAACTAATCATTTTTTTATTTTTATTCAATAAAAATAATCAAATTTTTGGTAAATAATCTTTATTACAAATGAATTTTGCTCTGCTAAAATTGTTATTTTTTAAATTATTTAAAATCATCATTAATTTCTTTTCATACAATATTGAATTAGTTGATTTATCTAAACTTTTTCCTAATAAATAAAATGGAGACAATAATATATTAGTATTACCACCAACTTGAATTGAATCAGCTAATCTATTTCTATTTTTGAAATTATTTTCAGAATAACAGTATTTATCTAATAATCGCATATCATTAAATAGTATTCTATATTCATCATCAAATAGATTAATCTTATGTTTTTTTAATAATTCCTTAAATTTGTTATAATTTAGCATATATAAACAATTAGAAATAAAAATTATTGAAAATAAATATTTAAGAAAACAATCTTTATATATATAATGTCTTTTTTAAAAGGTAATTCACAAGTGAATAAGCTTTTCAGTAGTTTAAATAAACAAGACGAATTTGAAGTTATGTTTAATAATTTTAGAGATGATAACAAATTATCATTTAATAAATTTACAAATGTTTTGAAATATTTAAGATGGAGAAGTGATATGGATAAAAATCACAAATTAATATTTATTGAAACTTTAGATGTTGTTTACAATTACGCTAATAATGATACATACAGAGTATCAATAAACGAGAATGAAAGAATTAATAATTTTTTAAATTTTGTTAATCTAAGAAAAAATCATATTATTTTTACAATCTTGTTAACACAATTCATTAATGATAAAAATTTTGAATTCATTAAAAAAACAAAAGATCATAGAAAAAAATTAGATTTCAATGATTATGATGTTAGATTAAGAATATCTTCGGAAGAACCTATTGATAACAAGTCGATAAATGATTTAGCAAATTTGCCTGCATCAGAAGATAACAAAATAATGTTTAGATATAAAAATAGAATAAGCCTTGTATTAATTGATAATGCAACTGAAAAATTATCTATAGATATTACAATAGTGAAGAGTTCAGGAACAATTGACGAGTTATTTATGTCTGATAAGATATTTGAATTAGAAATTGATTATTCAACAAAAGGAAAACCAAATGCAAAAACTTTGGATTTAATTATTAGTGAAGTTACTAAAATTAAACAAGTTTTAGAAGAATCAGAAGAAATTGTTAGTAGAAATGAATTGGAAAAAGTATCTAATAGATATAAGGATCTAGTTTACGGAAAAAACAATGAGTCATTTAAGAATCTTTATAAAATGCAACCTGTTTCAACTGAAGTTCAACATATTTTAGATAAAATTCCTAATAAATATTCTGCAACAGATAAAGCTGACGGTGATAGTTTTATATTATATATAACTGATCAATCATTTTATCTTATTAATAATAATCTTGTTGTAAGAAAGTTACCAGATAGATTAACTAAAAACTTTAATTATAAATTGAAAGGAGATACAATTATTGAGGGTGAGTTAATTCATCTAACTTCTCAAAATAAATATCTGTTCATGACTTACGATTGTATATTTTATGATGGAAAAGATATTAGAGGTGAATCAGAATTTAGTTCTCGACTTGATAAAACTAGATCAATAACTGGATCACTAACATCATCTAATTTTAAGTATGAAGAATATTCACCAGATAAAAAGAATCCTTACAATATAAATAATCAAAAACAGTTTTATCAAAATAAGATTGAAGAATTCTACAAAAATTTGAATGAAAATATTAAAAAAGCTGAACAAAATGATATAATTTTTTGTACAAAATTATTCTTTTTCCCAACAGGGGCATTAGATTCTGAAGTATTTATGTTATCAGAACTAATTTGGTATAATTGTACAGAAAATCAATTGGTTAATTGCCCGTATACTTTAGATGGAGTAATTTATACAGGTATTAATCAAAAATATACATCAGATAAGAGAGAACAGAAATTTCCTATTTACAAATTTAAGCCACCTGAAATGAATTCATTGGATGTTTATATTGAATTTCAAAAGAATTCAGAAACAGGAGTTTATTTTGATATTTTTGATAATTCACTTCCAGATATTATTGAAAATCAAGTCTTTAGAATTACAAACTTTTTTGTAGGTGATGTAGTTGGTAGTAAAGAAGTACCAGTCCCATTTATGAAGGAAGACAATAATCATGAAGTATTTTTACCAATAGTAAAAGGACAAGTAAGAGATGTCGAAAATAATATTGTTCAAGACAAAACTGTAATAGAAGTAATTTATAATAATAATTTGAATGTTCCACATCAGTACAGATGGACTGTATTGAGAACTAGATATGATAAAACAGATTCAGTATTAAGATTTCAAAAGAGATACGGTAATTTTAGTACTGCTGCGGTTAGGATTTGGAAATCTATGATTGAAGCAGTTACAATTAGAGAACTAAAAAATCTAGCAAATCCTGACACATACTACAGTCAAAAGAAATCACTAGAAAATAAAATCACAAGTTCTACAATTACAACTGATAGAGAACAAGATAGATATTATCAAAAAATTACTAATATTGCAAAGGATATGAGAGCTTTTCACAATTGGATTAAATCATCATTATTATATACTTATACTAAAAAATTAAAATATAATAAAAAATCAAAACTACAGAGATCTTCTGTTTTAGATTTTGGATGTGGTAGAGGTGGAGATCTTATGAAATGGTATCACTCAAAAGTTGGATATTATGTTGGTCTTGATCCTAGTTATGAAGATATTCATTCAACAGTAGATGGAGCTTACAGTAGATACAACGCTGCAAAAAAGAAATTTCCAGATTTTGGTAAAATGGTATACTTGCAAGCTAATCCTGCATATTTATTAAATGAAGAAGCACAGATAAATGTTTTTCCTAATATGGCAAAAGATAATTTAAAAGAGTTTAATGATATATTTAAAGATAATAAGACAAAGTTTGATATTGTAAATTCTTCATTTGCTATTCACTATTTGTTTTCTGATGAAAACAGTGTCATTAATATGACAAAAAATATTACTAATCTACTAAAAATTGGAGGATTTATTGTTTGTGAATTATTTGATGCTGATCTTGTAATGAAACTTCTAGATGGCAATGATACACATACTTCTTATTATACTGATGAAGGAGGTAAAAAAGAAAAATTATTTGAAATAGTTAAGAAATTTGAAGGAAATCATGATAATAAATTTGGACAACCTATTGATGTCTATATGTCATGGTTTCAAGAAGAAGGTACATATCTAACTGAATATCTAGTATCTAAAGAACTAATGGTTTCAACAATGAAAAATGCAGGATGTTATTTAGTAGATAGTGATACATTTGGTAACATTTATAATTTGAATAAAGATTGGTTTGCAAGAGTAGCCCCAACAGAAGAAAATAAAAAGAATAAAAAATTTTATGCAGACGTTATTAAATATTTTGGACACTTAGAAGGAGCAGACAAAGAAAGTAAGATATATTCATTCTTAAATAGATATTATATATTCAAAAAGATTGAATAAGATTGTTATTACAAATAACCCCTTAATTTATTATGGAAATTCCAGAATCAATCAGTAAAAAAATAACTTTTAATGATTTTATAATACCATTAAAAGATACACAGATTCAAATACCAGATATTGGTCCAGCAGTATTACTAGATGTAATTAATGAAAGTTTATTTTCAAATAAAGAAATAGATTTCCCAAGGCTTGAATTATTGAAAAATGGGTTTACACTTAGATACAATAATAAGGTATACTTTATAACTAGTGAAATTAATAGATACATTGAATTCCTAACTAAAAATAATTTTAAAATTAATAAAATTTCAGATATTTGTCCTATAAATTTTCATATTTTAAATAAACAATTAACTAATCAAACTAATGTATATATTCATATTTACGAAAAATTGTTTAAACTAAGAGAATTTATTATTAATAATTCACTTAATCTATTAAATTTTTATTGGCCTTCATTTTTTAAAGGTGAAGTAACTAGTTTTATTAAAAATCCTATGATGATGGTATTGAGATTTAAAAGACCAACTGGAAAATCATTGATATTAAATATTATTGATATTGATAATAGAATTATATTGCTATCACAAGATAAAGTTAGTCAATTTCTTGAAAAAGGTCAAGAAGAAAGACTAAAAATTAATGAATGTGAATTAATTAAAGATGTAGTAAATAATTGGAATGATGTTATTAATATGGATGATGAAAAACAATTTATAATCAATAATTTATCAAATGTTATCGGATCTATAGATATGGCCAAATTTATTTTTGAATCAAATAAAGTAAAAAAAGAGTATATAATCGATATTAATCATATAAATAGTCTTGTTAATTTCTCATCAAACAAGTCAAAAAAAGAATATATTGAATATTTTTGTTCAAAATATAAAAAGTTATTTATATTATCTTCGCAAAATACAATACTACTAAATTTTGAAGGATTTAATAAGTATTTATTAAATTTAAATCCTTTACATTTAAAATCATTTAATGATAAAGAACAAATAAATGAAATGTATTATAGTATTACTAATGCTCTTGTTGAATGTTATGAAAAATTATATTATTTTCAAAAAATATAAATAGATTAAGCCAATTACTTTAGCAAATAAATAAAAACATTTCAGTTGAATTGAAATGTTTTAATTTGTATTAAATATGTAAAGTATACACAGTATTCAATTTATGGTAAAAAGTTAATATGAATAAATGGATTCAAATATGAATAAAATGTTGGAACATTAAACATATTCATATTATACAAATATGGATCATAATAATAGTTAGAGATTGGAGAGAAAGTGTTTGGAGTATAATAACTATGTGTACTTGTTCTTTTTGCGCCTTTTTCTTCGATATCAAAAAAATCATCGTGTTCGTCATCATCATCATCATTAAATGGATCATGTTTTTTCCCTTTTTTACTCTTACTTTTATCTTTACCTTTTTTGGCACCTCCACTTTGTTCTAAACCAGAAACAAATTTGGTCAAATTTTTCCTGAATTTAGTATAAGTGTTCTTTTCATTTTGAATAACAATAGGTTCTAGAGAGAAATCAACTGTATTATCGTTTCTAGTTTCTTTTACTTTAAAACTATAAAATTTTCCACTTCCAGAATTACCCTTTTGAATTGTGAAATAAAATTTTGGAACATTATTATTAAAGTGTTCAGACAAATTTTTGTAGAGGTTTTTTGCAGCTTCTAAAGAGTTCTTAGCTTTAACTTGAGTTTTTAAACTACCATCAATGTGGGGATTTACAAGTACATAAGAATTAGACATTATATATTATTATAGATTTTTTTTTTTGACTAAATATATATATATTATTTTTGACTATCATAGTATTATTATAGCATTAAAGAATTTATATAAATTTAATAAATGAATAATGACTATTTGAATTGATTTACTACTATAATAATACTATAATAATACTATAATTTCGAAGAAAAAGATTTTATTAAATTAATAATAAACGATTTCTTCTTAAAGAGAATCTACATTAGAAAATATAATATGGTTAAGGTAATAGAACTGAAAACAACACAATCTCCTGCCATAAGAACTTTAACAGATACTCTAAATTCTCTTCTTACTGATATTAATATTACTTTTTATCCTACTAGCACTACACAAAAAAGTAATTCTAATGAAGATCAGACAGAAGAAGATTCAGAAGTTAATAAAGTTTCGCAGAATGGTGGTGTTGTTATAAAAGAAGTAAATAAAACTGTAACAGTTTTAGTTTATTGTAAACTTGATGGATTTGAGGAATATACTTATAATTATCATAAAAGTAAATTAATGATTGGTGTTAAGCTTCCAAACTTACTAAAATGCTTAAAATGTATGACACATTTTGATACAATGTCATGGATTATTGAAAAAGAAGATATGAACAAACTTATTGTAATTTTAGAAAGTAATGAAAGACATGAAAAAAAGATTTTTAAATTAAATCTAATGGATTTAGATGATGATAGATATGAAATTGAACCAGTTGAATTTCCATATAGTATTACTATGCCATCTCAAGATTTTCACAAATATTGTAAAGATATGACTTCAGTTATGGCTACAAAAATGGAAATACAATGTACAAATAATATGTTATTTTTATCAGGAAAAAGTGACATTGGATCTGTAGATTTTCAGTTAGGAGAATGTATAGGAGGATTACAAATAGATGTTAATACAGATAAAAATGAAATTGTTCAGGGATTATTTGAACTTAAATATTTAACAATATTTACAAAATGTACTAATTTATGTAATGAAGTTAAATTATATCTAAGAAATGATTATGCTTTAGTTGTAAAATATCAAGTAGCTGCTTTAGGTGAAATCAAATTAGTATTATCACCGAGTGAACCTGAAAATTAATTTTTAGTTTTTTTTATTTACAAAGTCTAATAGAGACTTTGTAAAGAAAAAGAATACATTTATATTATTCATATTCTGGCATATGAGCAATATAAATTATATCTAGACCATATTTACTTAATATATCTTTATTTATTAAATTAAGACTATTATTATTACTACTTTTATTCCAAATTTTAATTACTGAAAAATTACTTTTTTTTAAACATACAGATAATCCAACAATATCATCTTTAACTGATATTAATTTATCAGTAACTAAATAATTAGATAAATCATTCCATAGTTCTTGTGATTTATATTCAGAAATTTTAAATGACCAACAACCTCCATATTTATTTGATTCATCTTCCCACAAAGGAATAATATTATCTTTCATTAAAAAAAAATGTTTATTATTAATACCTCCAAGCTTATCCCAATTATTATAAAGTTTCCAATAACTTTCAACATCATTTATTTTATATAACTTTTCGTATCCATCTAAAGTCCAATTATCTTTTTTTGAATGGTACCATAAATTCCATTCATCTTTAAATTTTAAATTATGATTATTTGTATCAGAGCTATTCTCCATTTAATTAATATAAAGAAAACTTATTTAAATAAGTTTTTTTTTATATTATTAATGAACAGTTTAAAAAGTAAATTTGTTGCTTTTAGAAACTTTTATCAAAATCAAATTAATTCAAATATTGCTTCTGTAATTATTAAAAATTGTAAGTTATCTTCTCCTTTATTCAAACCTTTTTATTTGGATTTTTTAAATTATATACCATATTTTATTCTAAGGACAATTTTAAATTTTTATGATATCAATTATCTGTATGAAACTGATGGTATAATAAAAAATTCAATAAAAGATACTAATACTTTATTACCGATAGTATTATCTTTTCAATTAATAAATAAAAATAATGAAACAGTTATCGATCTAAAAAATATAACTAAAAATTATTCAAATAATATTAGTTTAGACTATATTATTAAAAATGAATATTTGAAATTTCAAGATATTGAATTGAATTATTATTTTTTATCTTATCAACTATTCACAATCATAAATAATAATAAAAATTTAAGTAGTGAAGAAAAAAATTATAAATCATCTTTAGAAGAATCGATGGATTCAAATGTAGATTTACAGATAATTATTAAGATAATTAAACAAGGTATGCCTCGGACATTTACTTTTGATTTTTCAACACACAAGCATTTAAGTAAAAATGAATTGAATCAACTATTTTAATTTTCAACAACTCTAAATTTATTTTATAATTAACAGTATATACAATTAAATGAGCGAACATAAAATTGTACCCGATAAAGAAATAAAATTAAATTCTTCTATTTATTACGATAATAAATTATTAAAAATTCATGATTATTTTAATATAATTACATTACCTTTAATTTTTGTTAGTAATTGGATCCAATTACTATTTGGAAATATATTTGGTTTTGATTATTTATTTTATTTATTTTTGATTTATATTTTATTAGATTTAGTTTGGTTAATTTGGAAACCTAAATCCGTAGGAAGTCCTGGTGTTATAATATTTCATCATGTTATAACATCAGTCGGATGGGTTATTACAGTATCACAACCTGATTTGGCATATCTAGCAAAATTAGCGTTACTTGTAGAATTTAATACATGGTTTAATATATTAAGAAGATATTACAAAACAGATTTTCTATATACATGCTTCTATGTTACATGGTTTTTATTTAGAGTTGTACTATATCCAATTTTATTTTTACAATCATATAAAAAATACATTTTATATTGTACGATATATAACTCATATTTTAATATGGCATTACCAATTTTTGTAATATGTGTTTCTCTATCTATACTTAATATAATATGGACATATGAATTAGTAATAAAAAAGGGATACTTAGGAGTAACTAATAAAAAAAATTAATTCAGTTATATTAAAATAAATAGAATTTTTAATTAAAGAAAAATTAAAAATTCTTTTCTATAGTTTCTTAATATGAAAGATCAATTAGACTTATTAACATTATCAATCACACTCTTAATTATGGCTTTTGCATTTTGTTATTTAGGAAATAAAAATAATGATTCAATTGAAAATATGACATGTATTTTCGATAAAGAAAATGAAGAAAGACTAAGAAAGTCATATCTATGGGATCAAGAATACCAAGATAATTATAATTTTAAATTTAATAATAATAATACAATATCAGAAAAAGATATGAATAAACTTAAAAATATTTTAAATAATAAATCTACATTCAAAAATGACAATAAAAAATTAAATGAAATTTTTGATGAACCTAAAAAAGTTGTTAATTATATTGAGGAAATGATAGATTTTTTACTTTTGGATAATTCAAAAGAATATAAAGAAAAAATAGATGAGAATACACCTTTAAATTTAATTATTCACTTATTATTGATACTAAGAATAAGAAAATTATTACAATGTAGAAATCTTCAAAAAACAGTTGGTAATGATTCTTCTATAATATCTAATACTGTTGCTAATTTACTTAGTAAAAATATAGTAAGACTATGTACAAATGATGACTTGAAATCTTATTGTGAAAGTTTTAAACCTACATTTGAAGTAAAAAAATTGGATAAAGAACTTGTCCTAAAAGAAATGGAAGCATTTACAAATAATCAATTCTTAAATGATGATTCAAGAGAAGTTGTAGATAGATATGAAGATTATGATAGAAGTTTTGGACTATTTTCAATAAAAGATTCAGTAAATAATTTTGGAGTTGGTTATTACAAAGATTCAACTCTTGATAGTTTACTACAGGTAATTATAAATAAGTTTGAAAAAAAACATAATCAAAAGTTTGATAAATTCGAAACTGAACATTTATCTGAACTATGTGTTATATTTCTTAAAGATATACATATAATCTTAGACAAATTACATAATAATGATGAAAAAAATCTTGTTGAAAAATATGAACTGCAATTAAGATATAATCCTATGCGGGAGTTATTTTATAATTTGAAATTTCATTATAAAATTCTATCAATATATTATCTTATTGATAAAACAGTAACTAATAATAAAGATAAAGAACAAGCTTATCAATGTTGTGGAAATGGTAATGGACAATGTTTTAATTATACTAAAAATAGAAGAGATGAAACTCCACTTGTATTTGGAACAAATGAATATGGATTTAGAAAAGATTCTAAATGTTATCCAGAGAGTATGGCTCATGTTCAAAAGAAACAAAATACATTATTAACTGACATTCTAAATAAAGAAGAAAATATATGGAAAAATTTAGATAACAACATAAAAAAACTATATATTGAATATCTTAATGATATTATTAATTATGTATCAAATACAATTCCTTTATCTGGTGATATAAATAAACCTAAAACAATAATATATTTTATGGATAAATTGAAAAAAATGGACAAGTTTAAAATAGATAATATATTCATATCTAAACTAAGGTCTGATTTAATACCAATATCGATGAGTGTAAATAATTTTATGTCTGATGAAATTAAAAATGTAATCAATTTAATAGAGGAATCTGATAACTATAATAAAATTATTAGATTAATAAATGATACTGAAGAAGGTAAATATCTAAATAAGAATTTTGATTTTATTTCACTTGAAAATCTTACACTTATCAAATTTTCAGTTATTAAACTTTTAGAAATAAGTAGTTTATTTATATACTTAAAAGCTAACAAGTCATTAACTATGACATTTTTAAAAATTATATTAAATTTAGTAGACAGTAATTTAAATTATTATACTCTACTAAAGAAAGTTGGAATTTTACCAAGAAATCATGGTTATTTCCTTGAAAGATTAACTGAAATATTAAAAGATAATAAATATATTAAAGTATCATCAAAACTAATTATGTTAAGTAATAGACCTAATACTACAATTACTTATAATTTGGAAGAAATCAAAAAATTAACAAAAACATTCAAATTTGAAAATATATTCCCTCATAAAGAAGAAGATGTATGTGATGTATTCAAACCTATCTTGTATGTATTAAGAAGTCAAAAGAAAATCTCTCCACAAGAGTATATTAAATATAAAAATTTGATTGGTCAAGAATGTTTTAATAGATATAAAATTTATGATCCAAATGAGAAAAATAGACAACCATTTACTACTGTTGAAGATGATTATAATAAAATGATTAACTCTATTAATAGCTATATTAAGAAAAATCCAAAATAAATAATTTTATAAAATTATATCACTTACTATTCCATCTATTTTAAATTTATTAATTTCATCTAATATAAACTGATTTTTGCAAGTGTAGACAAAACATTTTACATTAATATCTTTTAATACATTAACTGTATCTTCTCTTAGCATTTCCCAATGTAAAGATAAAAAGTCAATATTGAAGTCTTTTTTAAAATCAATTAAATCTTTATTTAATAATCTATTATCAGTAATTAATCCTAGTTTTATATTCGAATTATTAATTATATTACTATCATTAAATTTACTCAAATGTATTTTATTAAAAGTTCCTAAATAAATATTATTATTAAATAAAAAATCATTATTAAAAAAATTTATTAATTTATCTGCTAAAATATCATTTCCTTTTAAATCTAAATATAATTCCTTTTTTTCTATGTTTTTTATTTTAAATAAATCATCTAACGTTAAAATATGGCTTTTTGAATCTTTTAGTTCAGAATAATTCATATCAGAAATCATTTTTAATTTTTCTAATTCATTGGCTATAAATAAATCATGATATAATACAATTATATTATCTTTCGTTAATTGTACATCAAGTTCAATCATATCAAAATTACTATTAATAGCATTGGTTATGGATTTATAAGAATTGTCCATAGTAAATTTATTGTCAATATACCCTCTATGTGAAATTTTATTTACCATACTAGCTAGTAAAGCATACAAAATAAATAATATACTATATGTAAATTATAAAAGGTATAATATAAAATCATTTTAAAGTTTAAAAAAGATTAATATCTAAATGGAACTCTTAAATTTATTTATTTTCTTAGGTTTTACCTATTTAATAAGATTATTTAATTATTATCAAATAATATTTTATTTATTGGTCTTCTCAATATCATTACAGATAACAGTTAATGAAAATCAAAAATTTATAGAATATTCAATCGAGCAAACTAAAAAATATAAAACAGAATTATTAGAAAAATATTCAAAATATAAATTGATTCAACAAGTTGAATTTATATATACTAAAACAAACGAATTGTATATAAAAGGAAGGGATACTATCGTTTATTTTATTGGTAGAAATCTAGTTACTACATTTTTACCTAAAGAAATTGCAACATTAATGCTTGATGAGAATATGCATAAATTGGTAAAACCTATGCTTAATAATAATCAACAAAAAGAATTGATCTATAATGATAAAAAAGAGAAAGTATTTAACAGTGACTCTGATATGTTTGACTTTTTACAAAACTTAAAAGATTAATTTTGATTGAAGATTTCATCTAATGTTTCTTTGTTATCGAAAGCATTACTCAACAGATTTCAATTTCGAAAAAACGACTAAAATAATCAGAATCAGGATCCTGATTCTGATTATTACTAATATTTTTAAATATAAAAAAAATTGATTTAAATTTAAAAAAATACTATACTTATGATATTAATGAGTCTAGTCGAATATGAGGATATCAAAAATTTAATAAGATTGTATTTTAATCAAGATCAAGTACTATTTAATCATCTTTTTTCATCATTTAATCAATTAATAGAAGAAATAATTCCATTTACACTAATTAAAGAAAATAATTATTTTTATGAAAATGTAGATAAAACAGATATTTATCTACATGGATTTAGATGTAAAAATATCAGATTGAAACCAGTTGTATTTGATAATAATCCTAATGAAATAATGTATCCAGATCAAGCAAGAAAAAATCATCTTAATTATTTTGCACATATTTATGCAGATATAGAACAAGTTGTAGAAAGAATAAATGTTCTTACTGGTGAAACTACAATTAAGGTTGTTACAAAAAACAGTGAGGAGGATCCTATTGCTATTGCTAGTGTACCAATTATGGTTAAATCAAAATATTGTTCAACAACAATAAAAAAAGATTCACATAATGAATGTAAATATGATCCAGGTGGATATTTTATTGTTAA